TGATCAATGACAAATATGTTGATAAGATCAATGGAACAAAGTTTATAGAAGTTGGAACCGGATTTAAAGGATATGATTATGATACTGATAAAGAATTTGATATAACAGATAAATCTCAAAGTGTTAATTTCTATCTTTGGAGAATTAAAAATGGAGCTTGGAGAATAATTGAATGCGATCCTATTATTAATAAGATAAAAGAATCTGGATATGACGGGTTCTTTGTGATTGAAAAAGGTTCAAAAAATGTTGCAATATTCAGTGAAGATTCTATAAAAAATTTTGAAAAATTTACATTATGACACTACCATTTAAAGAAGAAAAAATATCTGAAAATACTTTTATTAGGACATTCTATCAAGATTTAGAATCTGGTGAATTAACTTGGCATCGTGATAGAGAGGATAGAATAATAGAACCTATCGAGGAAACTGATTGGAAATTTCAATTAGACAATGAACTACCAATAAAAATTGAAGGTAGATTTTTTATACCTAAAGGTGTATATCATAGAATAATAAAAGGAACGGGTGATTTAAAAATTAAATTACAGAAATTAATTTAATTCACAATTTATATTAAAAACAACAATATCACTAGTAGTATCATAAAAGCCACCCCAACCGAATCCTCTTTTTTCTATTTTATAATTAATATTCGGATGTCCAATTGATGAAAAATATGTTTTAAGAATCGAATTTAAATCCAATTCGATATCATCCACCACAAATTTTCTCATTTCTTTAAGAGAATTATTGTAATCTTCGTACTCACCATCTTCAAGGTTATACCAGTTATTATCATCATGTAGATGTAAAAACAACTGTAGATGAATAATAGGTGATATAGTACATTTCTCTATAAAATTTCCAGATTTTGCATTTAAAAAATAGCCCTTTGCCCACCAATCGTCAGCACCCGGCCTCTTTTTAATATGTGTCTCCATTTGTTCTTTTCTCTTCTCAATTTCTTTTTTACGAACATCTTCGACACCAGAGATAACTTTATCTATAACACTAATATTTGTATCAACTTTGAAAGTACTTTTAGATGGTAAATTATTCTCATCCATTGAAACAACAATATTAAATTTATCCAATGAGCTAGACCACTTTACCGCACTCTTAGGAGTAACATCTAATGAGTAGTAAAAATAGGATGAAATATCTGGATATTTATCTTTTACCTCCATGAAATAATCATTAAACAAATGAACATCACCGTCTCTAAAGAAGTCAAGAGATTTTACAACTTGATTTTCAACATGAGAGAAATCCTTAATATTCAATCCCCACTCTTTTAATTTCTTAATAGAAGAGGTAGATATGTATCCAGTCTTTTGATACTTATCAAGAAAGTTTTTATATTTATCAAGGTCCAGTTCTTCGAACCTTCTTAAATGTCTCATTAATTTATATATTAATGAGCAAATATAATAATTTTATTCACTTTTAACCTTATAATTCTCATTATAAATTCTTATAATCTCATTGAATTCACCTAACATACCATCTCTAAAATCAGAATTTTCATACTTTTGATTTTCAATATAACCCTTGATAAATTCTTCATATTCTAACTGAATAGAAATCTGTAATTCTTCTTCAGTTAATTCCTTTTCTTTCTTCTCTTTTTCTGTTTTAACTATATCATCTAAATATTCAACAGATGCGAAGTTACCAGTCTCTAAAATGGTTTCTAATTTTCTCCTAAGCTTTCTATTATTTATAAGAAGATTATTAGAAATAACAAGATCAATGTAATCCTTTGAGTTTTTTAGTCCTTCTATTAATTCAACATCATCTTCATTAACTACTTGAACTTTTTTAAATACAGGTGAGTAGGTATTTGGTTCAAAGTGAATACTTCCACTTATTAAGTCTAATACGGTGATACCCTTTTGATCACCCATATCATTTCTATCCATTTGATATGGAGAACCGATAAATGTAAAATTCTTATTAGTTTGACGTATATGTATATGTCCAGAAAAAACGTGTTTAAATCGATTAAATTCATCCACATCTATCTTATCAGCATTCCTATGAGCAACAGAATTTAAGTGCATTCTACACCCATTTAAATCACTATGGCAGAATAGATAATCACCGGAGTTAGATTGAATTTGTTTAATCATATCCAATCTCTTTTCAATCCAAGGCATTAAAACTAATTTATTACCAAATAGTTCAATAGTAGTTGTATCCGTATAAACATTAATATTATCGACAAAATTGAAAAGACGAACAGAATTGATATCATTAGATCCTTTATTCCAAAGATCATGATTACCAACAATCAGGTGAACTGGAAGTATTTTAGATATTTCAGTTAGTATTTTTTCAGCTTTATATGATGCGATGATAGGAATAGAAGTTCTATTATCATAAAGGTCTCCACAATGTATTAACACATCACCTTCTTTAACATTTTCTTTAAGATATGGAATGAAGAAGTTATAGAAATAATCCTCCATCATATTTAACCACTTATCTAAGTTATTGACATAGACACCAAAATGCCAATCTGTTGTAATAAATACTTTCATTCATACAATTATATTTGTAATTTATATGAATAGAATAGAACTTGTTTTAAATAAAAAAGTCGATAATTTCTTATCGACTTTTTAAGTATTTTTAAATTACTATTAGTATCCTTCAACGAATGGTGGTGAAATAGTGAAGTTGTTATCAATATATTCATCAACCCAGTAGTCACAAACAAAGTTAGCAGTGATATTTTGTAATATACCTTGTCCTTCATAAGTTAAACTTGGACTAGTAACTGCTTTAAGTTGAGCGTTTTGGAACGTTACTCTTCTTAATACAAGTCCTTTTTTATCGTGTTGTTGTACGATAATAGTACCAACCATGTCAGCCTTGTAGTGTAAGTAACCATTCTGTGAATTCCAAGCTAGATCGTACCATGCTCTCAAAGCTGCCCAAGTTTCCATAGAACCATTATTATTAACGTTCACGTTAAAAGTTATAGCCAAATCATCTATGTGAGTTTCAGCAGGACCAGCATTTACGAATGCTCTAGTTGTATACTTCCATCTTTGGTTAGAAGTAGCTAATGTTTTATTTGTTGTGTTCAAATCAACTGAAAGTGCTTGTTGTAGTAACAACATTGGATCTCTACCTTGAGCCTGTAATATTGTTGGAAGAACAAAACTAATCTCAAATAGGTTCAAGTAAACTGGTTCTTGCGGTTGAGTTCCAGGTCCACCAGGACTACCAGTAACCTGTAATTGGGTAAAATGTGGAAGCGGCATAATCTTTTTTTATTATTTTTTTGTTTAATTGTTTTCACAATTATAGATTATATATTTTAATCTAATATGTTCCTAACAATTTTCATAATATATATTCACTTAAAAAACTAACTTTTTTCTATTTTAAAAAAACATAAAAGGAGGACATATATATAAGTATATATACCTTAAAAAAATAAAAAAATTCTATGTCAAATAATAAAGAAATGTCAGAAGAAGATTTCCTAAGAAAACATTTAGAGGAAAGGGAAAATAAATCTTCAAATTTCAATCCAGCTAAGAGTATGATAGAACAAATTCCTACTCAAAATGTTGATTCAACAAGGACTACGGATTTGCAATATTTCAATTTTGATGTAAAAGACCTACCATGTGGTAAATTTTATCCACAAGGAACTCTTTTAATGATTAGACCAGCACAGGTGAAAGAAATTCAAGCATATTCAATGGTTGATGACAATAACTTCTATGATATTGTTGAAAAAATGAATGATATGCTACAAGCGTGTGTTAGGGTAAAGTATCCTAATGGTAACATAGCTTCTTATTTAGATGTTAAAGATCAAGATAGATTATATTTAATCTTTACTATAAGAGAATTAACGTTTCAACAAGGAAATAGTTTAGCGGTAACAGTACAATCTGGATCTGGTGAAGTTCAGGTCGAATTAATTAGAGAGAACTTTAAATTTTTCGAAGCTGATGAGCAACTTGAAAAATATTTCAGTAAATCGAAAAACTCATATATTTTCCAAACGATTAATGGTAAAGAGTTTGAATTAACTCCTCCAAATATAGGAATTCAAAAGGCATTTACTGACTATATCATTAAAGAAAATAATGAGAACAGAACTCCAAATTTAGCTTTCCTAAAAATAATTCCTTTTATGTTAGAAGGAAGAACTTCAATAACCTATGAAGGAATTAAAGCAAAATTAAAAGAATTTGAACAACTAGATGATGTATCATTTCAATTTTTAAATGCAGCGGTTGGAAAAATGACATTTGGTGTTAAAGAACTTGTTAAAGTGGTTGACGGTCAGGAGGTCCGTGCCGAAATGCAATTTCCCAACGGAGCGTCAGGTATTTTCGTTGTTCATGATGCCTTTGAGGCCTTTATTAAAAAATAAACTACTTTTACAAAAACACTTTCATATAAATGAATTTTGTATAGACGAGTGGCCATTCTGGATGTTAGAGGAGAATATTAAAATAATAAATGAGTTAAACGAAGAAGAAGAAAAGCAAAGAAAACAAGAAGAGGATCAACAACAAAAGTCGATGCCGAACTTTAATCCAGGCTCTATAATGTCAAACATGCCAAATGTTGGTAATATTGGTAATATTGGAAACTTCAACACATAAAAAAGTCTCAAATTAATTTGAGACTTTTTTTATGTGTATTTTTAAGCATAAAAAAACCCAGAATTAATTCTGGGTTTTTTATTATAATAATTCTATTATGAATTTATAAATCCACCTGCTGAGATAGCACCAGTTCTAAGAATTGTGATATTATTTACGATAATGCCCATACCTTTTATTGGTTCAACATAAGTATCTAACACACCTATTTGATTATCGATAATCTCTGCTGTGTTATTTTCCTCATCTATCTTGTTGAAATAGTTATATAAACCATTTTGTGCAACATACTTTTCACAGATAGTATCAGCTTGTAATTTAATTTGAGCTCTAACTTCAGCTGTATTAAACTTCCATTGGAAATCTAACAACATTCTTGAAAGTTCTCTTTCTAACTCAATCAACACCTCTCTTACGTGTATGTAAGACAATGCTGACTTGTAAAGAACTTGTGCTGTGTTTTCAGTCTCAATTACAAATCCTCTATTTCTCTTGAATGTCAATGGATTCATTTGTGCCTGATTTAAGAACTCAAGATCAGATGGTGTGAATATCTGTTCAAGATCTTGTATACCAGTGAGTCTACCATTTGTAACACCAGCTGCGATAGTCCAAGGAACTACACTTGTTGTTGTGCTATTATGCTTTCTCATAAATGTTAATCCAACATAAGATGCTGGTGGTACATCAATTGGTCTACCAAAGTCATCTATTGTAACATATGGTAAGAAATAACCAACTGAAGTTACACCAAGTCCTTTACCAAATGAATAAAGGAATTCTGGATTACTTTCAGGATCACCACCCTTAGCAACGTACTCTATTTGTAAAGTACCATTACCATCTTTAAATGTAGGAGATACTGAATTCTTAAATGTCTTCAATGAAGGCATATTCAATATACCAAAGGCGTCTAATCTATCACCACAAATATCAACTAACTGTTGTTTTGAATCTGGTGTTAAACCCAATCCAAATGAATCAATTAGATATCTGAAGTCGAATGCTTCTTTATTTGTAAGAGCTTTAAACAAAGGTGTTCCTTTTGCGATAACATCAAGAATTGCTGATTGTTTAGCTTCTGTTCCATCAGGAATTGATGCGTCTCTCAATCTAAATCCTTTAAGTGATATTGCCTTATATGTAGTAACATAATCATCTATCTTAGTATATCTGTTAGTTTGCTTATCACCATTGAATGTTCTCAATTTGATTGAAGTATCACAAGATAATTCAACATAGTCACTGTTACCTGAC